AGATTCTAAACTAGAATAATTATTTGGTGCTAAACTACTAGACTCTTCTAAACTAGAATAATTAATTGGTGCTAAACTACTAGATTCTAAACTAGAATAATTATTTGGTGCTAAACTACTAGACTCTAAACTAGAATAATTAATTGGTGCTAAACTACTAGATTCTAAACTAGAATAATTATTTGGTGCTAAACTACTAGACTCTAAACTAGAATAATTAATTGGTGCTAAACTACTAGATTCTAAACTAGAATAATTAATTGGTGCTAAAGTACTAGATTCTAAACTAGAATAATTAATTGGTGCTAAAGTACTAGATTCTTCTAAACTAGAATAATTAATTGGTGCTAAACTACTAGACTCTAAACTAGAATAATTAATTGGTGGGATATTACTAGATTCTAAACTAGAATAATTAATTGGTGCTAAACTACTAGACTCTAAACTAGAATAATTAATTGGTGGGATATTACTAGATTCTAAACTAGAATAATTATTTGGTGCTAAACTACTAGACTCTAAACTAGAATAATTAATTGGTGGAATATTACTAGATTCTTCTAAACCAGAATAATTAATTGGTGGAATATTACTAGATTCTTCTAAACCAGAATAATTAATTGGTGGAATATTACTAGATTCTTCTAAACCAGAATAATTAATTGGTGCTAAACTACTAGATTCTAAACTAGAATAATTATTTGGTGCTAAACTACTAGATTCTAAATTAGAATAATTATTTGGTGCTAAACTACTAGATTCTAAACTAGAATAATTATTTGGTGCTAAACTACTAGATTCTAAATTAGAATAATTATTTGGTGCTAAACTACTAGACTCTAAACTAGAATAATTATTTGGTGCTAAACTACTAGATTCTAAACTAGAATAATTAATTGGTGCTAAACTACTAGATTCTAAACTAAAATAATTAATTGGTACTAAACTACTAGATTCTAAACTAGAATAATTAATTGGTTGAATATTACTAGATTCACTATAATTAGTTGGTGCTAAACTACTAGATTCTAAACTAGAATAATTAATTGGTTGAATATTACTAGATTCACTATAATTAGTTGGTGCTAAACTACTAGATTCACTATAATTAGTTGGTGCTAAACTACTAGATTCACTATAATTAGTTGGTGCTAAACTACTAGAATCTTCTAAACTAGAATAATTAATTGGTACTTTATTACTAGATTCTAAACTAGAATAATTTATTGGTGCTAAACTACTAGATTCTAAACTACTAGATTCTAAACTAGCATAATTTATTGGTGCTAAAATACTAGATTTCATATCAGCTATTTTATTAGTTTCATCAATTGGTACAAAAGTTTTAATCATAACACCTTCAGAAGATGAAATTATTGTAGGTTTTATATTAATTGTCTCAATTTCAACAATTGGTGTGTCATTTAAATATTTCTTTGTTATAGGTATATCTAATATAAGTGTTTTGTAATTTGTAGTATCTTCAAATGGTTCAATAGATTTATTTAATGAAGAATTTTGGTTATTTTGTACTCCTATGACTTTTGCAATTGTTACATTAGGAGGTGTTCCTATTATTATTGTAGAACCAATATCAATATCAGCATTTTTATCTATTTTTATTTCACTTTTACCTATTTCAATTGGTTGATTGATTTTTGTTTTTTCTGAAATAATATTTATTTCTGTATTTTTATTTTTATCATTTACAAGTATATCAGCAATATAACTATATTGTGGGTTTTCTTTTATTATAAGATCTGCCTTATTTATTTCTGATGGTAAAATAATATTACCTATTGATGGTATATTAATTATATTATTAATTGATTCTAAACTACTAGAATTTTCACTACTATAATAATTTACTGGAGCTTCACTACTAGAATTTTTACTACTAGAATTTATTACTGGAGCTTCACTACTAGAATTTTCACTACTAGAATTTATTACTGGAGCTTCACTACTATAATAATTTACTGGAGCTTCACTACTAGAATTTATTACTGGAGCTTCACTACTAGAATTTTCACTACTATAATAATTTACTGGAGCTTCACTACTAGAATTTTCACTACTAGAATTTTCTATTCTATTATAATCAATCATAAATTCAGGAGGTAATTTTTTACTTAATGATTCAATTTCATTTGAAGATAATTCATAATCTTGTGAATATCTAAAATATTTTTTAATTGCTTCAATAAATTTTTTTCCTTTTATAAAAACATTATTTGGTATTTTTTTATTTATACTTGAAGTTTCATTAGATGTTGGAGGATTTAAAGATTGTATTTGTTCTTCATTACTCATACTAAATTTTGGTTCTCCGCCTTCAGTTGATTTTTGAAATAGTTGTTCTTCCCCTAGTGCCGGTTGTTCACCACCTTCAACTGTTTCTCCTTCTCCTTCAACTGTTTCTCCTTCTCCTTCAACTGTTTCTCTTTCTCCTTCAACTTTTTCTCCTTCTCCTTCAACTTTTTCTCCTTCTCCTTCAACTTTTTCTCCTTCTCCTTCAACTGTTTTTCCTTCTCCTTCAACTGTTTTTCCTTCTCCTTCAACTATTTCTCCTTCTCCTTCAACTGTTCCTCCTTCTCCTTCAGATATGTTTTCTCTACTTTCAGATATGTTTTCTTCTCCTTCAGATATGTTTTCTCTACTTTCAGATATGTTTTCTTCTCCTTCAGATATTTTTTCTCCACTTTCAGATATTTTTTCTCCACTTTCAGATATTTTTTCTCCTCCTTCAGTACTAAAATAATTTTTTTTATTATCTGTAAAATATGGTATATTATTTATTGGAACTTGTAAAAATGAAGGTTCCTCAACAGATCTACTTGGAATATACCCTAATAATCTTAAATCATCGGGTACAATTTCATCAAATCTATACGAGGGTGCTTCTGTAGATGTCATACCAGCAACTAATGTTTTTTTATAGTTAACACCTTGGTAGTAAACATTTTCTTTTAATTTTTTAATTTTATTCATATAATTAATTTGTTGTTCTTTTTCTAATATATTATGTTTATTTATATCATCAATAAGAGTAGCATTAGGCATTTCTTGAGTACCTGGTAAAAATCCAAAAGCACTATCAAAATCAGTATATACATCTGGATTAGTGTTAAAATTAGTAACTTTTCTAGTAGGATTACCTAATCTTGGAAAAGGTAAAACCAAATTTCTTGGATTATTAAATCTATCATCAACAAATTGAAATCTATTATTTATTTCTGATTCTCTATAAACTTTAAAATCATCATTATCAATACGACCTGAATCACCTTTTCTCATTTCATTATTAATATTTAAATTGCCAAAACCCCTACCAGCTTCTTGATTAAATAAAGGAGAATAATTATTTTCTGTAGTATATGTTCTTTTAATAGAATCAAAATAATTTAAATTATAATTATATGGATCAAAATTATTTGTTAATGTAACTTGTAATTTTTCTTTGTTATTATAATTATTTTTAATTAAATTAATTTGTGAGTTTTCATTTCTATTAACTTCGTAAAAAGGTTGTTTGTTATAATCAACACAATTTGTATCTATAAATTTATTTTTTTTTACTCTTTTTTTCATATTAATATTTAATAAGAAAAAAATTCAGTATTGTAAATAATATCGTCCTTTGTGAAATCTGTTATCACGATGTTTTAGACAATCAATACCTTCACTTTTACACTTTCCAAAATCACCAAATAAAAATTTTGCAAATTTATCTTGGTCATTAACAAGTGTAGTTGATGGCATGGTATAAAAATTTCTGTCATTATTATTTTTGCTATACAAATTAAATTTGTTAAGAACAGAGTCTCCATTAATATTTTTTCTAAAATGTTTTAATTGTTCTTTTCTGATATCATTTGTTAATTTGCATGCTTTAGGTTTATTTGGATTATTAATATGATCACCAAGAGTAAAATTCATATATGGATTATTATGACTAGGTTTGGTGCATTTTTTTTTTTCAGAAATAAAATTTTCAGTTGTACCTATAAATATTGATAAACTAAATAATAAAAAAGATATACTTAACCATGATGAATCTAAATTAAACATTCCAAGTAAAATACTATAATATATAGAAAGTCTCATTAGTGAATTAGCTTTTTCTATTTGTGTCATATTTTTTTTTGGGTAAAATTCTTTATATTTATCAAATAAAACACTAATATTATTTAACCAAAAACTCATTATAATAAAATATAAATTATTTATTTTTATTTTAATTTTGTTAATAAAGATAAATAGAATTAGCAAATTTTTCTAACTTTTTTATTTGTTTTGGATAAGTTTTATAATATATCATACTTGTTTCTTCATCAGAATCTTCTTTTTCTATAGTAGGTTCAGGGTCTATAAAATCAATATCATTAGTACTTATTGATTCAGTATCATTATTTTTTGTGCTTTCGTTGTCGCTATCCCTATTATTGTCATTTTCGTTTTCTTCTTCTTTATTATTATTTGAATATATTTTTTTTATATCTTCAATATTTTTATTCACTGATTTTATAACAATTTTAGTAATATTGTCTGTTTGATTATTTTTGATTTTATTTAAAGTATATTTTATCAATTCAATATATGTATTAAGATTACTAATATCACTATCCATATAATTAACATTAATAATAATAAATTATAATATTCAATTTTTTATATAAATTATGATTTTTTTTTATCTTTATTTTTTATTGTTGTATCTTTAATTTTCTTAATAACTTTTTTAAGTTCTTTATTTTCTTTCATTAAATATTCCATTTTTTTTTTTATATCATCCTCAATTTCAGTTACAACTTGTTCTTTAAATTCATCATCAGACATTTTTTTATAAAATATTGTATTTGCAAATTGAACAGACCAACTAAAATTACCATTACTTAAAACTAAATATTCATTATTATCACCAATTTTGGTTAAATAACCCCCTAATCTAAAATTTTTTTCTCCTGTTTTAGGATTAATAACAAAATATCTAATATGTGTATTTAATTTTATATTATGTAATTTATTTGATTCGATACGTGTGTATCCTTCTAATTTTTTAGCAATTTCTTCCTTACTTAATGTAGATTGATATGTAGTTTCAGGAGGTTTATAATTTTTATCATTTGTTAATCTTTTAGTAATAAATGGATAATTCATTATATTAAATAAGAAATTTATTTTTAATTATAATTTAAAAAAAATCTAATTTAAATTATATAAATGTCAAGTTTTGATCATAATGATGAATTACTATATAAAGCAAAATATTTAAAATACAAAAATAAATATATAAATTTAAAAGAACAATACGGTGGAGTAGCATATGATAATACAATGATTATGCTTTTCTATGAGGCATCTGCTATTCCTGAATTTGTAGCTTTAAAAGAAGAATACTTAAAAAATGTAACTACAAGAGATAAAGATGTAACAGTTGATGGGAAAAAAATGTCTATAAGTGCTTATCAAGAAAAAGATTTTAGTTTACCATTAGAAGTAATTAATGGTTTACCTAATATTTATCAATACAAAACTGAAAAAGAAAAATATAATGATTTTATAACTCCAATGATAACATATAATTTTGATTCTCAAAACAAATTATTAGATTGTACTAAAAATTCTGGTTTTAATCTTTCTAATTTAGGATTTAAAAGTAAAGACGGTATAAATTTAAAAGAGTTAACTAATTTAGTAACAAGATATAATACTGATAAACAACATATTGTTCCACTTAATGAAGAAAAAGGCATACTTAATCCAATAAATGATTTTAATTTAACCGATAGAGGAAATTCATTATTAAAAATTATTAATGATCATGCACCATCTAAAAAAGAAAGAGAAAACACATACTCTACAATTGTAAGTGATTATTTAAAGAAATTTACAAATACATTTAATGAAAATTTACAATCAAAAAAAATGAACAAAGGATTTACAATGAATGAAGAAGGAGGAAAATCATCTGTTAAAATAAATAATGTCGATTCATTAATTGTTCTTAAAAATTGGAAATACGATGCAAATAAAAAGTTATTTACATTTAAAATTGTTAATCCTGGATTTTCAGGTTCTTCAAATTCTTCTGAAAAAGTAGAAGAACCACAAGCAGAATAAAGAATATTATCTTATAACTAAATAATATAAAGACAATTTATTATTTAATTATAAATGTGTGAATGGTTTAATAATTATACATTACCTCTTAAAATTGAGGAAGATAAATTAAATGAATACGTTAATTTACTAAAAGTTACAATTCAAACTAATGATGATGATATATTACAAAATAAAGTAGAACAAATTGAAAGTGATTATTTAGCAAAGTTAAAAATTTTAGAAGTTGAATGTAATAATAATGATAGTATTGAAATATATAAAAAAAAAAATAGTTTGGAAATTTTACAAAAAGAACTTGATGTTATCAAACTTTTAACCAAATATTCATTACAAAATAATACATTAGAATTTGATTTTTTTATTGCTGCATTACAATTTTTATATGGTTTAAGCGAAATTTTAAGAATTAGAATTGGTCAAAAAGAAATAATTCATGATACCAAAAATATAAATAATTCCATTTCAAGATGCTCATATAAATTTTGTAATTATAAAGATGCTTGTGTATATAATTATAATACTAAAAATAAAAGCCAATGTTATCAAGATCATTATGTACATCGTATGGTTTCAGCAGATTTATTAGTTTTAATTGATTATATAACATCAAAATTTGAAAATCAAAAACAAATTATACCTAATAAAGAAATTTTAAAATCAATAAATACATTATCATTTGTTATAAATCATATGGAAAGTGAATTGAAGTCAAAGTGTATGTATACAGATGAGAGTGAATGGGAACAATTTCATTTTATTAAATTATAATTAAATCCAAAAAATTACATTTTTTAAATGAGAATATTTTTTAGAATACTCTTTAATTTCAGATTTATTATATCTGCAACTAAAATGTATAAAAATAAAATTAATGTTTATATATTTTTCAACTATTGGTAATAAATGTTTAATATGTAAATGTTGTTTTTCTTCAGCTTCTTTTATGTGTTCATCATTTAAAAATGAACATTCAATAACAAACAAACTATATTTATTATAAGGTAAATCATTTAAACTTGTATATCCCATATCTCCACAAAAAAACAATATTGGATATAAATATTCATTAGATAATTCATTTGTTTTTGCTAAAATATTTAATTCTTCTTGTTTTTTACCAATATATTCTTCTTTTAATTTTGTTCTTATTTCTGATATTCCGTAACCATAACATTCTACTTCATGGTCTAAAGATATAGCTTCAATATTTATTTTTGTAGAATTTACAATAACTTTTAATTGTTTTATTATTGGTTTTGGATTCCAATTTGTAAATTTTTTTTTTTCCATACAATTTAATGATTTAGAAGCATCTAAATACATTTGTAAAAAAGGTATTAAGTTTATATTAGCAATAACATCAATTTTTTTATTATCAATTAAATGTGTGTATAAAGAATCAATATGATCTTGATGACTATGTGTTATTAAAATCATATTGGGTTTAATTTGTGATGGAACTCCTGCATCTAAAAATATTTTATGTGGATATAATATAAATCCAGTTCTTAATGACCCTCTACTAAATCCTCGTAGTTTATAGTTTCCATCAATATCATGTTCTTTTTCCCAAAAATTATAATAGTCCATACTTAACATAATAATAATATAAAATGATATTAATTCATTTTTTTCTATAATGATTTACACAAATACTTTTTCATATAGATTAAATACTAGTAAAAAAATTATCTTAAACGAGGAATCAAAAATTCCATTTCTAATATATCAAATACATCTCTTTCATTATTTATTGGAATCTTTTCACCATTTTCTTTGAATAAACCATATTCAGATAATTTTAATTTTTTATTTTTAGCTATCTGTCTCATTTTTTTATTTAATTCTGCAGAACCAGTAAAATATAACAAAGCTGAATGATAACTTTCATATGGAATAAATCTAATATCAATTCTTCTTACGGGGTTGTCTTTATATTTTAAAAAGCCCATATATTTTGTTTTACCAAGTTCTGTTAAATCATCAACTAATAAAGGTAAATTATCATTTTTTTTTATTGGTTCTTTTAATATTTTAATAATATTTGGTAAATATTCATTATCATCATTAACTTTTCCAAATTTACTAATTAATACATCAATATCACCAGATGTTGGTTTTTCTCTTCTATATGATCCACAAAATTCAAAAATATATTGTTCTTCAGGTTTTAATTTTTTATTTATTTTTTTTAATAAATCTATAAATATTTTATAAACTTTATTAATCTCACTTCTTGGAATATTACCTTCAAATTTACCATAATACTTTAGTCCCAATTCTATTTTTTCATTAACTTCTATTTCCTTATTTTTTATTTTCTTTTTTAAATCTTTTACAGAAGTAACTCCTTTATTGTATAATTCAATTGCATGTGTATGACCAATACCAACAACTGATTCTAAATCTTCAATTATATTTTTTTTTTCTTTTTTATTATCAATAAAATCACCTAATTCAGATAATTTACCAGTCAATAAAATTTCTTTTATTCTATCTAATGTTCCTTTTCCAATTCCATTTATTTCTTTTAATTCAGTATAATTATTAATAGTTATTTTTGATGGATAATTTTTTAAAATATTTGTAACATTTTTGATTTGTTTAAATCTAAATTGATTTGCAGTTAATGCTTTTACATTTTTTTCAGTTGTTAATTTATCTATTTCTTCTTGAATAAAAGCCATAAGTCTATTAAATTCATCAACAATTTTACTATTCATTAATATTATATAATATATTTAATAATTTTTTTTTTCAAATTTATTTATAATGGGAATTTGTCATAAAGATATTATATTTATTATCTTAGTTATTTGCATAATTTATTTATTATATAAAGATTTTAGTAAAAAAGAAGAGTTTCAATCATCCACTGGTAATCAATCATCACAAACCGGTTATCAAGTATTGCCACACAATTAACAACAAATAATACATTAACAATGCCAGGTCAATTAAATATATCAGGATCAGTATTATCAATGACTAATCAAAAACCAATAATTGATTTAGGTGCAGGCGATACTAATAGACAAGTTGATTCAGGTAAAATAGGTTATAATATTTGGGAAGATGCATTAAATATTATTGGAAAAGGCAACCCTAGTGAAGCAAGAAGAATTTCACTATATGATAATGTTAAAGTTATTGGAAATACAACTATTAATTGTAATTTAAATTTTAATGGAAGTGTAACAAATAACAATAAAGGGTTTATGTATTTAATTATGAAAGTAGGTTATAATAAACAATTTGTTATTTTAGATCAAAATAATAATCCATTATCATTTAATGATTGGGTTGTTCATATAATTTTTGGTTCTTCACAAAAAGGAGGAGGTTATAATAATCAAAATCAAATATTTGTTGGAACAGATAATAATTGGCAGATATTAATTAATGATTATGATAATTATATATACTTATTATGTATACCAAAAAATTGGTTTTCTTATATATCAAAACCACCTATTTCAAATAATCTTAGACCATCTAGTAATGGAAGAATATTTTATAAATCAGACGGTACAATTACCAGTTATAAATCAGATGGTACCTTTATTAATTATAAATCAGACGGTACCATACAAACTTAATTTGTAAAAAGAAATATTAATTAAAGAAATATTTGATTATTAGTTAATGTTAAATAAACTTTTTCCAGAAACAAATTATAACAATCTACAATATGATAATGAAGGTTTATATTCAATTACTAATTATAAAGAAGCTGATATTATATCTTCAATAATTAAAAATAACTTTATTACAAATAATAATATTAAAATATATGATGGAACTGGTGGATTAGGTGGAAATACAATTTCTTTTTCAAAATATTTTAAAAATGTTACAGTTGTTGAAATTAATAAAGAAAGGTATAATATGTTAATTAATAATATTAATCAATATAAACTATCAAATGTTAAAATAATTAATGATGATTCTGTTGATTTTTTACTTAAAAATAAAAATAATTTTGATGTTTATTTTTTTGATCCACCATGGGGAGGTCCTGATTATAAAAAACAAAAACAACTAAGATTTAAGATGGGTGGATATGATTTAGATGTATTAGCTGAAAAATTAGATGTAAACAAATTATTAATTTTTAAATTACCATTTAATTATGATTTTAGTGAATTTAATAATTTTAACTATAAATTATATAAAATAAATAAGTATTTTATAATTATTATTTTATTATAACTAAAAAAATTGTTAAAATAACTTAAAAGATCCTTATTATATATATTTATGGGTAAAAAAATAATTCTTGGTGGCAGTGATGCCTTTTTAATCTCTGAAGATGATGTTAAATCTAAAGTAATAGATTATTTATATAATACTTTAAATTTATCGAAATATAGATATGTTATGTTAGATAATATTCAAAAACTTAAATCATTACAAGAAAATGAACACTATGTATCACCAAATTATAAGGGACATAGTTATTTTTTAATTTTTATGACTGTTTTAAATAGATCAATGTGTTTCTTAATTGACAGAAAAAAATTATCATATCATAAAAATCAAGTTGATTTACATGGTTTATTTCTGCCAAAAATAAACGTTAATACTAATAATAGTATGTTTTCTGGTAGTATTTTTGAAGGAAAAATAGTAAAAAAAGATAATAATTATTATTTTTTAATACAAGATTGCTTCTGTTTAATGAATAAAAAAATATTAGATATGGAAATTCAACAAAAAATGTTATATTTAAATGATATAATAAAATCCAATTTAGCGGGTGAAAATGTTTGTTCAAATTTTAGTTTTAAAGTTAATAAATTATATAAATACAATGATTTAGAAAAATTAATTCATGAAATTATACCAAATTGTGGTATTCCTAGTAATGGTTTAATATTCTATCCAAAAACATCTGGTATTGTTGTATTGTATATTGATAAAAAAATAGAAAAAGTTGATATTGAATCTAAACAAGATGAAAAAATTATTAATAGATCTTTTGATATTATTTATAATTTTAAAGAGTTTTTAAATTCAAGAACATATTCTTATGAAAAAGAATCAAAAAGAAAAATATTATGGATTAAAAAAACAGATATACCTGATGTTTATAATTTATATGAAAAAAAAGATAATCCTAAAATTGGTATTGCGCATATACCAAATTTAAAAATATCACATTATTGTCTTAAAAATATTTCTACAAAATTACTTCAATGTAGTTGTGTTTATTCAAATAAATTTCAAAAATGGATTCCAGTCTCTATTATTCAATAAATATCAATCAAAAAAATATACTATTACAGTTATATTATCTTGTGAACCTTTTTCAAGACCATAATTAGCTAATTCTTTAGCATAGTTTCCTGTATAATTTTTAAAACTTAGATCTCTAATGAATTCTATAGCGGATTGATTAGATAACGCATCCCATAACCCATCACATGCTATAATTAAAAATTTATCTTTTGAATTTATTTTATATTTTATTATACTTGGAACATGTGTAACATAAGGACAACAATCTAAATCACCAAATGATCTTGATAAAGATAATGTTTTTACTCTCCAATCAGATCCATCATAATATATTTTTCCTCCTAACTGTTCAATTCTTAATTTTTCTTCAGGTTCATTTGGTTTATGATCAACAGTCAATTGAACAGCTTCTCCTGATTTATTACATAAAACTGCTCTTGAATCTCCTACATTAATTAACCATAAAACATCTTTATTTTTTTCATCAATACAATTAACTGCAACACATGCTGTAGAACCACAATATTCTGCTGCTTTTGGATGTTTCATTTTTAAATTGTTTTGTAAAAAATTATAAATTTCATTTACATAATTAATAAAATCTTTTTTATTTTTATAAATATTGTTTTTCAGTTTAATCAAAAAAAAATCTGGTAAATTACTTTTTAAATATTTTGAAACTCGTGATCCACCATGACCGTCAAAAACACCAAATAAATTTATTGGATTGTATTCTATATTAGTATTGTTTAAATTTATAAAAGAAAAATGTTGATCTTCTTGTGTGGCTCTTTTTCCTTGTAAACTATATGAATATACTCTCATTATAATAGATTTGATTTTTTTTTAAGTAAAACAAATAAATACTTAAAAAAATATTTTTAAAATAAACTAATGATAACTCTAACTTTATTTTTAACATTTTTTAATGTTTATTTAATACCGTACATATTTATTGATTATATTGATTTATTTACAATTAATTATTTAATACCATTTATTAACTTTATTCATAAATGTAAAGAAAACAAAAGAAAACTTGTAGTTAATATTGAAGAATGTGAAATAACAAAAGAAGATACAAACATTAATATTGATTTTAATTTATTAATAGAAACATTTAAAAATAATTTAATGTTTTACAATATTATTTTTGCATTAAATGAAATAAATCCATTAGAACAAAATAATTCAGCAGATGAAAATAACTCAGGAGATGAAAATAACTCAGGAGATGAAAGTAACTCAGGAGATGAAAATAACTCAGCAGATGAAAATAACTCAGCAGATGAAAATAACTCAGGAGATGAAAATAACTCAGGAGATGAAAATAACTCAGGAGATGAAAAAATTATTAATTTAATTGAAAATAATAATGAAATTGAATGTGACTTAAATAGAGATGATTTTCAATTAATAGAAGATAATACAAAACAAACAATTGTAAATTCAGATCTTAAAGAAAATGAATCAGACGATGATTATGAAATTAATTCAGATACTATAATTGTTGAAAATGTTCAATAATTAAATACTTAAAAAAATATTTATCTTATTAATTAGGAATGAATAATTATTGTACAAATTGTGGAAAATCAGGACATAACAACAAAGATTGTACAGAACCAATAACTTCATGTGGTATTATATGTTTTAATATTAAAAATATTCCAATACAAAAAATAGAAAATATATTATACAATAAATTTATTGATATTGAAGATTATAATTATAAAAATTTAAAATTTTTAAATAAAATTTATAAATACAAAGATGATGTTAAATTTTTACTTATACAAAGAAAACATAGTTTATCTTATATTGAATTTATTAGAGGAAGATACAATGAAAAAGATACAAATAAAATAACCTATTTATTTTCTTTAATGTCAAAAAGTGAAGTAGAAAACATCAAAACCATAGATTTTCAATTATTATGGGATGATTTATGGAAAAAAACAGCAAGAAGTAAAGCATTTTTAAAAGAATTATCAATATCAAAAAATAAATTTAATTACTGTAAAAAAAATAATATATTTAATAATTTAGAATCTAAATATGAAACACCAGAATGGGGTTTTCCAAAAGGAAGAAGAAATAAATTTGAAAAAAATTTAGACTGTGCAATAAGAGAATTTGAAGAAGAAACAAATTATAAAAACTATACAATATTTGATAGAATAAATTTTATGGAAGAAAATTTTAAAGGTACCAATTTAGTTGATTATAAACATGTATATTACTTTGCTGGATCAGACAGTGATAAAATAAATTATATAAATGATACATACGAAGTTGGTAATATTGGATGGTATTCATATAATGACACATTAAAATTAATAAGATCTTATGATATAACAAAACTTGATGTAATTAATCAAACATATTTTTTTATTATATCATTATTAGAGAAAATATCATTAATACCAATAAATAGTCCTAAAAAGAAAAATATATTATCAGAATTTATTTAATAAATCATAATTCAACATCACTATCTATTTTTTCAAATAATTTAATATTTTTTAATGCTTCTAATTTCTTTTTATCAGATCCATTATAAATAGCTAATTTAATTGCATCCATTTAAAAGTTGATTTTGGTTGATATTTGGTTGATCAATAGTTGATAAAAGTTTATTTTGGTTGATATAATTATCATGGAATTTTTTGTTATGATTTCATAAAGATTTATAACTTGAATAATCTTTATTACATTTTTCACAACTATAATATCTATTTTTTATAGATGGAATATCCATTATTATTAATTTAAATTTTATATTCTTAAATAATTTTAAAAAGTGGAAAAGTGGATATCCACTTTATATGCGGAGAGAGAGAGATTTATAATAAAAATATTATAAATAAAAAAATTGATTTATTTAAAGAAAAAACAGTTAATAATATTATATGGAAATTTCGTATGATATGATTATAAAATATTTATCAAAAAATGATAAAAAAGTCTTTTCAAATAAAAAACATATTCTTCAACATAGTGATAAGTTTCCTGAGAATTTTTCAATTTTATTACAAAATAAATTTTACAAATATGGTGTAACAATATTTGATCAAAACAATATTAATATATCATTTTATATGTCATTATTAACTTTATTAAATAAAGAGTTTATTACATTTTCATCAGAAGAAGAAATAGAATATATGAATAAATTTAAAGCATCAATAAAAGAAAATTATAAAGATTTTTCAAATGATGTTACACAAAACATCCAGTTATTTTGTGATGTTTTTGATTTTACAATATTAATTTTTGATTTTAAAAATAAAAACGTTAAAATATTATATTCTAATGATTTTTGTAATCCATGGAAACCAATATTTTTATTTGCTAATTATGAAGATTTATGGGAACCAATAATGTCTGATTCAAAAAGAACCTTTTCATATAATCATCAAATTATAAAAAAAATATTATCAGAAACAAATATTGAATATTATAATAATAATAAAAAATATGTATTAAATGATAATATTAAGGAATTTATTGAAGAAATACAAGAAACTACTGATATATTAGAAAAATTTATTAATAAAAAAGAATTAGATACTAATAACAAATTTGATATTTTAAATAAGAAAACAAAAAACGAACTTATTGAAATGTGTAAATCAAAAAACATAAAAGTAAATACAAAATTACTCAAAAAAGAATTAGTTGATTTATTATTAAATAATTAAAATTTAAAAATCTAATAATATTTATAATGGGATTAGGACCTGATATTTGGGGACCACATGGATGGAAATTTATTCATTTTGTTGCCTTAGGATATCCAAAAGATCCAACTGAAGAAGATAAAATTAGTTATAAAACATTTTTTTTATTAATACCAAGTATTTTACCATGTTCTATTTGTAGTAATCATTATACACAAAATTTAAAAAAATATCCTATAACTAATCAAATTTTACAAGATAGAATAAAATTATTTAATTGGACAGTTGATATGCATAATGAAGTAAATAAATCAAATAATAAAGCAATAGTTGATTATGATACAGCTTTAAAATTAACTTTAAATAATTTTGAGAATATAGATATCAATGATCATCAAATAATTCATAAAACAAAAACAAATAATAAAAAAGAAAATAAAAAAGAAATTATTAAAACAGATTTTACTAATTATTTATTACTTTTTATTGCATTAGTTGCAATTATTTTTTATTTATATTATATCAAAAGTCAAAAATAAACTATATAAGAATTAATTTATATTAATTGTTATATGAGTAGTGAAAAAATAGATTTTATTGAAAAACAAATTGAATTAGTGATGGAAAGATTGAAACTATTAAGAAATATGGGAATTGATGATCCATTTGATTTAGAAATGGATTTTATGAATAATATGCCTGAATTTTATGAACAATTTCCATCAATAATTAAAAGAGTATGTCGTGATGAAAATCAAGATAATAAATATTTATATAAAATGATTAGTTTGTTAAAACAAGTTGAACAAGGTAATACAAGTTTAGGAGCTGTTGAGTTATCATTAGGTAATGAATTAGCAGAGAAATTTGTTTATCCTGTTGTTAATAAATTAGGTAGTGATAAACCTAAATAAATGTTGACAAAAACTTTTCTTTTTCTTGATTATTTTTTTCTATTGTTGTTTTTATTAATTTATCTATTAGTTCTTTATTAGTTTGATACATATTATTTGATGGTGGATAAAACATTTTAATCCACCATTTAGTAGCTTCTATTTGTTTATTTTTACTTTCATGAAACTTATCACCAAAATAATTATTTTCTTTAATATATTTTACAATTTCATTAATTAATATTTGTTGTTGATTAACAAGTTTTGTATTTATAAATTTAAAATCATTTTCTAATTCACTTGGTATTTCAATATCAAGAAAAATATCATTTAAAAATTCGTTAGAATCAATATTTTTCATTATTTTTTCAATTATTTCGGATAATTTTTTTGATATTTTATCTGTAAAATCATATCTATATTTTTTACAAATTATATATTTTTCTGAATCACTTAATCTTGATAATAAAGGTTTATAAATATAAATTTCATCAAAAAGTGTTATTAAAAGATATATTATTTTAATTGTTATAGATGTAAATGTATCATGTACTTTAAGTATAAGATTACCATTTTTATTTAGTGATTTTAGTATAACCAATATTTCTCCAAGTAATAGTTTATAACTTTCAACTTCTTTACTATTTATTGAAGAATAAATATTTTCAGAATTTGCAATTATGATATCAGATTGTTTATTTGCTTTAATAAATTTAGAAGGATTTATGTAATCATCTTTTTTTGTTATTTTATTTAAAAATTGATTTTGTTTATTTTTATCAAATTGAAATTCTTTTTCTTGATTAATACTAACATTATTTATTTGAAATTTTGAGGAATCAATATTTAAAATTTTTTCTGAATAATAAACAATTGAATCTAAACAATCACTTGCATCATTAGTTATATTTGTAATTGTTTTTGTATTCTTATCAATAATATTAAAAATAAATAATAATTCCCAAAATTTATAAAAATCTCTACCAAAAACTATTTTATCATTATTAAAATATATTTTTGATAAATTTTCTATATTTTCATCATAATCTTGTATTGTTGTTTCAAATTCATTAACAACATAATAAAATTCATTTTTTGTCTCTAATTTTTTTGTTATATTTAAAGCTTCACGTGTGCGATCAATAAAATGATGATAACCTAATTTGAATTGTGGATGAGATTTAAAAGGCGAATATAAAGTTAATTCTTCACTTTCTAAAATTTTATTACTTTTATCATTTTTTGATAAGTTAAATATTAGTAATGGATACATTAATATAATTACGATATTATCTATAAATAAGTTTTACAATTTTTTTTAAATAAAAAAGTTGATTATACATTATTATTTAAAAAATTTAGAATTTTCTGGTAAGAAGGTAGTTATCAAATTTAACAGCAAGAGCACCACCAATTAGTTGTGCTAATACGTATGCAATTAGAAGATTTACTTCCATTTTATTTTTCATAAACATAGCAAATGATACAGCAGGATTAAAGTGAGCACCAGATGTACTTGCACCAAAGTATATTGCAGCAAGTAAAGTAACAGCAACACCAATAGCACCTATTGATGCATCAGTTAAAGTTCTTAGAATGACGGATAAGAAGAAGAAAGTACCTAAAACTTCAACAATAACTTTTACTAAGTCAACCATTATATTAAAAACTAGATTTTTTTTTTTTTAATTAATTAAATTATTATAAAACTAAATTTTAATTTTTGATTCATAAAAAAATTGAAAATATTATATAAAAGTTTTATAGTATTAATTATAATGTCAATAAATATAGAACTAAATTCTAAAGAAATAAATATAGAAGTCTGTAAAAATATTCTAAAAATGTTAGAAAGAAGAAAAGTAATAAATACAACTGATGAAATCTTTGATAAAATTTTTAATGATATAAATAATAAAGCATCAGTAGAATTTTTATTAAAAGATAAAACTAAATGTAGTATTTATATCATAAATGCTAAAATAAGTTCAATAACACAAGGAACACCCATTGATGATTTTTTATCAAATAATTTAGATGTGCATAAAATTATTGTTATCAAAGAATGTTCTAAAAAAGCAATAAAACAAATATTAATAGATTATAAAAATGCTGAATTTTTCTTTGAACATGAAATGTTAGAAGATATACCTTCAAAAAAAATTATACCAGAACATCAATTATTAAATAAAGATGAAGTTGATGAATTATTAAATAAATTTAATGAAAATGAATTGTCAATTATATATAGTACTGATATGATGTCTAGATATTATAATGCACAAATTGGTGATATTTTTAGAATCATTCGTCCTAGTATTACATCCGGTAATAGTATTTTTTATAGAAGAGTTCATCATGGTTCATTAGATATTTTATTCTAATTATTTTATAATTTATTATAATATGTCATCTGAAGAAATTTTTTTATTAATTAAAAAAAATGAATTTAAAAAACTTGAAGAAATATTAAAAACTAATAATGATATTGATTTAGATATTCATGATAAAAATTATAATTATATAATTCATTATTTAATAATTTTTAATCAAATTGATTTAATTAAAATATTACTTAATAAAAATATTAGACTTGATGTTTTGGATTTTGATGGTAGAACAATATTATATTATCCAATAAAATTTAATTATAAAGAACTTTTTAGTATTTTAATTGAATATAATAAAAAAATTATTGGTATTTCAATTATTGACATTAAAGATAATTTAGGAAATACTGCTTTACATTATGCAACCGTTTTAAATAATATTGATTTTGTTAAACAACTTATTAATAGTAATGCAGATCCTTTAATTAGAAATAATGATAATGATAATGTATTGCATATTGCATTAAAATATAATAGAAATGAAATTATTGAATATATAATTAGTAAACTAATTAATATAAATTTTTTAACTTCAAGTGGTGAAAATCTTTTACAATTAGCTATATCTTATCAGAATGTTTATATAGCTAATTTACTAATAGAAAAAACAAAAATTAATTTAAATAATCAAGAAAATGATTATGGAACTACTGCTATACAACAACTTATAATTCAAAATAATATTAAACTTTTTAAAAAAGCAATTAGTTTTGGTGCTAACATTAATCAACAAGATATATATGGTAATACATCTTTAATTTATATATCATCAGAAAAAAATGAAGAGTTATTTGATTGTATGTTATCTTATGAAAATTTAAATTATAATTTAACTAATATATATGGTGAAACTTCATTACATATTATTTTAAATAAAAATAAAAATTTATCAAAAAATATTATAAAAAAAATAATAAAAAATACGGACTTAAATATACAAGATAATGATGGTAAAACATGTTTATATTTATTAATTTATTATGATTTAATCATAGAATTTTCTGATATTTTAGTTAATAAAGAATTAAATATATTTATTTATGATAAAAATAATGTATCAATTAATGATTTAATTGATAAAAGCTCTAAAAAAAATGGTATTATTGAAATTATTATTGATTCTTATTACAATTCATTAATTAATAATAATAAAAAATTAAAATTAGATTGGGAAATTTGGTGTGGTAATAATATTTCTGAAAAAATAAAAACAATAAATAAACTTAAAGACAATGTTGATATTTGTAAACAAAAAATTAAAGAAGTTATTTTAAATGAAAAAAAATCGATACCAAATATTAATTCAATTAATTTAATTATTGATAATGGTATATTTGTTAATACATGTTATTATACTGGTAATACAATTGATATTTTATTTGGAATTTTGTTTTTATACAATAAATTTAAATCAAATGGTCTTAATTTACTTCTTCAGTGTCCTATCACTAAAAATGATAATTTAATTATTTATTATAAAAGTATAGGTCTTGATTTTGACTATAAACTTGATTTTATTAATTTTGAAATATTATGGAGTTTTCAAAAACTTCTTTTTCCAATTAATTTTGAACTAAATATGATTAAACTTATGAAAATTAGCAAATATATTGCTATACCTATAGGTATTGAAATAAGTAAAGGTTCTCATGCAAATATATTGTTTTTTGATGTTAAAAATAAAATTTTAGAAAGATTTGAACCTAATGGTGCAAATGAACCCAAAGAATTTAATTATAATTCAAATTTATTAGATAAACTTATTGCAATAAAATTTTCAAAAATTGATCCTAATATTATTTATAATACTCCAAATAATTATTTACCCATTATTGGTTTTCAAATTATTGAAAATATTAATGAAAATAAATGCAAACGTATAGGTGATCCAAATGGATTTTGTGGCATATGGTGCATATGGTGGGTTTATCAAAAATTGAAACATCCTCAAATTGATTCATCAACATTAGCATTAGAATTAATCAAAGAACTAAAACTAAAAAATATAAATTTTAAAAATTATATAAGAAATTTTAGTAAAAATATTACAGATTTGAGAGATCAATATTTAAAAAAATATAAACTTGATATTAATGATTGGATTGTTGGTAATTATGATGATAATATTTTAAAAAAAATAGATCAAGAAATATGTAAAGAATATTCACATATAAAGATTATTTAATAAATTAAATTATTAATTTATTAAATAATAAAATTAGATTGGTCTTCTTCATTTGTATCTACACTTGTTATTTCTTCTTTACTACTTTCAAAATATTCTTTTATTTGTTCATCAGTTGCAAAATCTAATAATTTTCCCATAGTTTTTATTTGATTATCTCCTGAATTTATTCTTTTATTTATAATTTGAACTAAAACATAATCACCAATATTTAGTTTTGTATTTTCTTTTTTTTTATTTTTAAAATTATTTGAAACATCCCAATATTTAGGATCTATATTATCACGAGGTATAAATGTTAATATTGGACCATTAATAACTACAACTAGTTCAATATTGATAACCTTTACTTGTCCAATTATTATTGAATTTTCAATTGGTAAACATAATCTACAATGATATTTTATATTATATAAAACATTACCTGACAAGTTTTCTGGATGCATAACACCGTCACCATAATATAATATTTTATATACTTCATCAACAAATCCATTTTTGTTGCATTTTTTCTCTACTTTTTTTTTAAGATTTATTTTTAATTGATTACTGATATCAGAATTTATTTGATATGGTTCTAACATAATTCTTGTATATTGTGCAATGTTTTTATATGGAGAAATTGGTTTCATTATATTTATAATAATATATTTTTAAATATATTTTTTTCAATATTTTTTATCAATCATCATTATTATTTTTTACCACTCATCATCAAAACCATAATTAAAATAAAAATTATTAAAAATACACCTATACCAATATATAATATCATATTATTAGAGATACCGAAAGCTAGTGTAGTTGGTGTTGCAACTGGTTGTTGAGATGATGCTGGTTGTTGTTGAGCTGGTTGTGCTGGTTGTTGTTGAGCTGGTTGTGCTGGTTGTTGTTGAGCAGCTGGTTGTGCTGGTTGTTGTTGAGCAGCTGGTTGTGCTGGTTGTTGTTGAGCAGCTGGTTGTGCTGGTTGAGCAGCTGGTTGTGCTGGTTGTTG